GATGCTCTGCGGCCCTCGATCGGATTCTCGACAGACATCCTCACGGATTACGAGATCAATGGGAATCTGGTTGATACTGACGGCGAGACGGTATTGCCCGATCCGCCTAATCCTTTCGTCGAAGCTGACGGGGATCTAGTCTAGAATGGTGGCAGACATGCGAACGATCCTCGTCAAGGCAGGCCAGGGACTCCGGGTATATTTTCCGCTTTCGGTCGTGGCGGCAGCCGGACGGCGCACGCGAATTCTCGAAGGCGACGAGGTGCTCGAAGTCGATCCCTCCGATCGCTTCGTTCGGCGTAGAATGCAGATCGGGGATCTCATCGTGGTAAAACAAGAACAGCTGCCGTTCGAGGCTGCCAAGCGCAAACCCAAGAGCCAGACTCTCGCCGAGGAGTAAACGCACGTGCCGATTACACACAGCATTCCATCGACGACGCGCAAGCCCGGCCTGTTTCACGAGTTCGACCTGCTCAGCGGTGCTCGTGGGCTCGTGCCACTCGCGGCGCGCGTGCTCGGGATCGGAGTCAAGAGCTCAGGCGGCACCGCGACGGCGAACGAAGCGGAGCAGATCTTCGACGAGCAGCAGGCCGACGCATTGTTCGGCGTCGGCTCCGAAGCCGCGCTGATGGCGCGCAAGGCGCTCGAGGTCACGCGGCGCAAGGGAATCTCCCCGGAGATCTGGATGGCAGGGATCGCCGATCCCGCCGGCACGGCGGCAGCATTCACGATCACCGTCACCGGCACGGCAGCCGATGCCGGCGACATCGTGTTCCGCGTCGCTGGCCGCACACTGCGCGCCGGCGTGTCGTCGGGCGACTCGGCGAACACCGTCGCCGCAGCGATCGAAGATGCGATCGACGAGGCATCAGAGGCAGGCATCCTGCCGGTCACTGCCGCGGTCGTGACCAACGTCGTGACGCTGACCGCTGTCAATACCGGAGTGAACGGGAACGATATCAACGTCACCGTCGAGGACGTCGGACTCACCGCGCTCACGGTGACCCCGGTGCAGTCGGTGGTCGGAGTCGGCGTGGCACTGCCGGCCACGGCGCTCGCCGATAGCCTGAGCCGCTACTACCTGGTCAAGGTGCTCGCGAATCATGCGTCGGCCGATATCACGACGCTCGACACGCACCAGGATTCTGCGTGGGCCCCAGCGGAGAAGCGATGGAACCACGCGATGATTGCGCTCACCGAGTCGCTCTCAACGGCGAACACACGCGCAGCTGCAGCCAACAGCGAGCGCATCGACGTGATCAGCTATGAGGAATCACCGAGCCTGCCGGGCGAGATCGCCATCGCGGTCGGCACGGCAGTCGCGCTGCGATCCCTGCCTAACTACAATTGGGATGGCGACGAGCTCCCTTTGTTCGCGCCGCCTGACTCGTTCGTCTATACGAGCACCGAGATCGAGACGGCGCTCGCCGCTGGCAGCACACCGCTTGTGCCCAATGAGGCGCGGGACGCGACGCAGATCGTGCGACTCATTACGACCAAGACACTCGAAGGCGGATCGCCTTTCGAGAACGCGAAGGACTTGGCCACGATCAACGGGCTGATCTTCACAACGCGCCAGCTCGACGCGAAGTTCGCGCAGCAGTTTCAGGCCGTGAACAAGAGCATCCAGGTTCTCAAACGCATGCGCTCGGTTGCCTATCAGGTGCTGAAGGACCTCGAAGATCTCGGGGTAACGCAGAACGTCGACGCGCTGTTTCCGCAGCTACTCGTCGAGACAGACGCAGTCGTGGCGACGCGCGCGGTGGTTGCAGTTCCAGAGTCGATCATCCCGAACCTGCATCAGATCATTCTGAAACACATCCTTTTCGTGGAGTAATCCCATGGCACGCAACGCACAAGATGTTCTGATTCTCGACTACAGCGGACCCCAAGGGAACTTCGAGCTCCAGCTGGTCGAGAGCTGCACGGTCAACCGCAGCAAGAGCAAGGCGCGCGTCAAGACAATGAACCGGCAGCGGCGCGCGCTGGCGTTTCAGACGGGCACGCAGGAAGTCACGCTGACGCTTACCGTCATTCCGGAGACGGGCGAGCAGACCGAAGTCGACTGGATCACCGCGTGGACGAACAACGAGCAGTTTTTTCTCGTAGGCGAGAAGGGACTCGGCGGTATTCGCGAGCAGTTCCACGACTGCGAAGTCAGCGACGTGAACGATACGTTCAACGAGGCAGGCGAAGCTCGACAAGAAGTCACCGTCGAAGCGCTGCGGCCGCAGATCGAAACGTAATCCGTGAACGAAGCGTCGGTGAAATCCGAGGCGGCTCTCGCAATCGAGAAGCTACGCCAGGGCAAACGCGCCGAACGGATCATCGCGTGGCCCGGCTCAAATGGCGACGTGCAGTTCGCTCTGGTGCCGCTCACCATGGACGAGTTGCAGGAAGCCTATGCGGGCGCCTACCAGCGGTTCAAGCATCTCAATCTGCAAGTGGACATGCTGAACGCCGACGACTTCCATAGCGAGGTTAACGTCCAGGTGCTCGCGCGATCGATGCGGGCGATCACTGACGATCAGCGCAAGCGGCCAGCCTTTCGGAATGCCGACGAGCTGCGCGCCTTGCTGCAGCCCGAAACGCGCGATGCACTCTCGACGGAGTTTCTCGAGCTCGCGAAGGAAACGAACCCCAACCCGACCGAGTTATCCGAGCCCTTGCTTGTCCAGATCGAGGAGCTCGTAAAAAAAAAGGACGCGATACGCTTGGCCGCTTTCGGCTCGAGCACTCTAGCCTGCTATCTGACTGGTACGGCCGGCCGATCGACGAGCTGACCGATTGGCAGGTGTACCTGGTAGCGCTCCGCATGGAAGGCGCTGCCGAGGTAGCACGCGCGCAGGCGCGGCCCCGTAGGGCTCCAGGCGCCAGCGAGCGTTACCGCGTCATGACCCGCGCCCAGTGTCTTGCGCTCGGCGTAGGTGGCAGCGGGCGCGTATAGTAGGGCAATGGCCGCGGTAACCGCCGAAGCGATGATCCGAGCCGATAATCGCCGGCTAGCGGGCGATCTCAGCAAATCCAAGCGGCTGTTCTCGCGCGCGTTCCGCGGCATCGGCGGCGGGATCAAGCGCGCACTGTCCGGTGCACTGTCACCCCTCGGAGTGGGACTTGGTGTCAGCGGTCTGGCGATTCTCGGCAAGGAGGTTCTCGGATTCGAGGAGAAGCTGACCGACCTCGAGATCCAGGGAAAGCTTTCGGGCGATGCGATGAGCAAGCTGCGCGGCACAATCAAGGAGCTCTCGGCTGCGAACGCCCAGTCGAGCACGTCGCTCGCGGACGCGGCACTCGCCTTGACTGCGTTGCTGGGACCGTCGGGAGCATCGGCCGAGAATCTGCGCCTTGTCTCGAATGCCTCGCTTGCAGCAAATGCCCCGGTCGAAGATCTGGCCGGTCTGATCTTCACACTTCAGAAGCAGATGGACGTCACGGATCCTAAGCAGCTGGAGTTCGCGCTGTCGGCGATCATCAAAGCAGGGGAAGACGGCGCAGTCCCGCTGAACGAACTGAATCAGGTGTTGCAGTCGAATGCAGCGACGTTCAAGCGCTTCGCGGCGTCCGGAGTCGCGGGGACTGCCGATCTAACCAGTGCGCTGCAGTTTCTGCGGACGGGGTTTGGCGGGGCATCGGAAGCCGGGACCGGACTCGAAGCGCTGATGAACACGCTGATCTCGCGCGAGGTCGAGCTCGGCAAGGCCGGGATCAAGGTCCGCGACCAGGCAGGCAATCTGCGACCGCTGCTCGATATTGTAGAAAACATCGACAAGGTCGGGATCATCAACAATCCAACGAAATTCAACAACGCATTCGGGAAGCGCGTTGAGGCGCGCAAGGCGCTCGAGCTGCTCAAGGACAACATCGGGCAGATCAAGGAGATGTCCGAAGCGGCGCGCAAAGGAAACGCAGTCGAAGAAAACGCAGCCAAGCGGCGCGCGTCGCAGGCGTTCAAGATCCGGAAGACTCTGAACGATGTGAAAGAGCGACTGCTCGAAGCATTCACGCCCGAGCGGATCGAGAAGTTCGTCGCACTCGTCGAGAAACTCGTCGGCGTCCTGCTCAAGATGATCGACCATGCCGAGATCTTCATCGGGATCTTCGTCGCGGCGAAACTCGGGGGCTTCGCGATGCAGCTTAATGGCATGGCGTCGTCGCTTGGCACCATGGCCGGTACGGCGGCAGGCGTTGGAACGAGCATCGGCACTTGGGCGACGGGGCTCGGGGCTGCGGCCGCTGCCGGGTTCGCGGTGGGCACGGCACTCGATCGGGTCTTCGGTTTCTCCGACAAGTTTGCCAACATCCAGGAAGACGCGCTCCAGCGCCGTACGGATGTCTCCGGACTGAAATTTCAGTCACGGCCGGGAGCATTCGAGACGGCGCGGATTGCCGCGGGCGAGCGCGATCCTGGATCGGTGGTTGAGGGACGAGCGCGAGGCGTTCTCATGGCGGGCCGCGAAACTGGCATCACAGGTCCCGGCGGCGAGATCCCGTCCGAGTTCGAGCTCGAGCAAAAGCTCATGCAACGCGGCTTTATAAATCCAGGGGAGATCGGCGATCTCGTTGACGAGATCCGAGCATCGCTGATCACGGCACAGGCCGTAGAAAAAGGCCGGGCGGCGCGTGAGGCGCTAACAGTGAATGTGAACGTGACCATGGATAAAAACGGCGCACTCCGTGCCGAACAAGGGAAGACCGCGGCGCTTCGCGCGGCGCCTGCGCAGTAGATGCCGGACGGGTTCCTATATGAGGCAGAGTTCGCGGGCTTCAAGCTCGACGTAATCAGTTCGCGCATCGAGCACGGACGCGCCGTCGTCGAGCATCTCTATCCCAAACGCGATGGGGCCGATCTCGAGGACATGGGCCGCGAGCCGTTCCGTTGCACCATGGAGTTTTTGTTTATCGACCATCGATTCGCGAGCGCATCCGAGGGCGATTACCAACAGCGCTTCGAGACGTTTAACGCGATCATGCAGTCGGGCGAAGCGCGCGTTCTCGTGCACCCCTACGAGGGATCGGTCAACTGTCGCGCGGTCGATTTCTCGCACGATGGCACCGGCGACAATCAGTCCGTGATCACAGCCTCGGCGACGTTTGTCGAGGAGATCACGATCGCGCCGGTCTTCGCTGCCGGAGCTGGCGCACAAACGCGCGTTAGCGTGCAGGATGCGGCCGGCGCACAGGTATCCACCGACCAGGCGCTCGAGGAGCTCGGCCTGACTTCCGACGTGACAGCTGATGCGCTCGCCGCTGTCGAGAGCTGGCAGGCCGATCCCACGTTGTCGGCGCGCCGGGTCCAGCTCGAAATGGCATCGATCAATAACCGGCTGAATGCCGAGCTCGACGCATTTGACGCCTACGATGATGTGACGCGGTTTCCGCTCGTGAAGGAGTACACACTGCTGCAGTACACCATGCGGCGCGCGGCTGAATCGTTCACGACGACGACGACTCGGATCGTGAAACTCAAGGTGACCGAGCCGCTGCCGCTCAAGGTGATCGCAGCGCGGTTCTATGGGGCGGCGCAGGCAGAGCGGCGGTTCGGCGAACTCCGCGAACTCAACCCCGAGCTACACGATCCGCTGCTCATCCCGCGCAACACGGAGCTACGAGCCTATGCGCCGAGCACCGAGTCGCGCCGGTTCCGATCGTGACGGTCCCCATTCACGAGATCTCGGTCGCGAGTCTCGGCTTCCACGTTCCGGGCTGGAAGAACTACAGCATCACGCAGGACATTCTCCAGCCTGCAAACCAGTTCCAGCTCGAGGTGCGGTTCACGCGCGAGGCATGGGATGCGCTACCGCGGGACGCTGAGATCGAAGTGTTCGTCGGGGATGTGGGCATCCTGTCGGGGTTCATCGACGATCGCGCCAAGGTCCCTGATCGTAGCGCGGGCACGCAGCTGCAGATCACCGGGCGCGACCGCACGGGTCGCATGGTTGATGAGTCGTCGCCGTTGTTTCGCTACGGCGGCAAAGATCTGAAGACGATCGCCGAAGATCTCGCCGGCGTACGCGATAACCCGCAGCTGTTTTCGGCCGTGCGCTTCGAGAACAAGAACAATCGATCGCTGCTGCGCAACGTGCGCGCGCGACAATCCAAGTTTAACCGCGAGCCGCTGCGCGCCTTGCTGCCCGTGCCGTCGTTCTTCAGCACGGCCGCTCCGATCGTTGCTGTGCCGATTGCGACACTTGAACTACTCGCAGGCGTCGCGGGCGCGGCCATCGAGGCGGCGCCCAAGCAGCGACCGCCCCTGATCGATCCCGGAATCTTCACAGGTAAGGACGCCCCGAAGCGCGTGGAGCCGGGCTCGAGCCGATGGGAAGTGCTCGAGCTGTTCTTGCGCGAGGCGAGGCTACTCGCCTGGAGTTCGGGCGATGGGGACGATCTCATCATCGCGCCGCCCAACTATGCGCAAGATGCCCAGTACTTCTTTTATGAGGCCGGCTACGACAGCCGCAATCGCGATCAAACGAACTGCTCGATCACCGTCAACGAGTCAAACGGCGAGCGCTACAGCATGATCACAGCCGTAGGGTCGGCGCGCGGATCGGATGCCGATTACGGATCGAACATCACGAAGCACCGGGCGACCGTCTTCGACAATCCGAACGAGAAAATCAATGGGGTCGGCGCGAGCTTCCGGCGCCGCAAAGCGCTGCTGATCACCGACGACTCCATTCGTAGCCAGAAAACGGCGATCGAGCGTGCCGAACGCGAGCAGCAGCAGCGCGACGCGAACCTGCTCGAGCTCGTGATCTCCGTGCCGGGACACTCGCAGATCTATTCGGGCGAGGAGCCGACGCTGTACGCGGTCGACACCATCGCGCACGTGGTTGACGAGGACACCGGAATCGATGATCTGTTCTACGTGACGTCCGTTACCTATACCCACAGCCGCGACGAGGGAACGCGCACCGAGCTGCGACTCGTTCCACGTGGCACGTTCCTATCGCTATGAGACGCACCCCGCGAGATCTTCGTGCAGGCATTGGCAGGGCCGCCAGGCGATTGAGCAACGTCGTGCGCCGGATTGTGTTCGGGACGGGATCGAGCGCGACAGCGGGCGGCCGGTGGGCTGTGCTGGGCTATGAGACGGCCGACGACACGGAGGGGCAAGACGCGCCGCCGGTCGAAGTGTTCGCTGGACTGAGCATCTACGCGCGCCCGGCGACCACCGATGCGGCCGAAGGGATCTTGCTGCATGTCGGGGCGCAGGCCGAGCACCCTGCGATCGCCGCATTGCGCAACGAGGACGCACGGCGGCGCTACGTCGAGGAGTTCGGCGATCTGCAGCCGGGCGAGGTCGCGATCTTCAACTCGGCCGGGGCGACGCGGATCCACATCGCGGCCGATGGCGAGATCCTGATCGAGGCCGAAAGCGGCCAGGAGATCAAGGTCCGATCACCCGGTGGCGCCGTGGATTCCCTTGTCCAGAAGTCGGAGTTTCAACGTCATACCCATGTAACGGCCGGCACGGGTTCCCCTGTGGGCCCGACCCCGCTGACAGGCGGCCCCCTCACGTATACGACCGTACTCAAGGCGGAGTGATGGAGTAAAATAGGGACAATGCCCGGCGAAGACTTCGAGATCGGCAGCGATGGCGACTACATCGACGATGGGGCCGGCGGCATTCGCCGAACGCTGACCGCACAGCCGGCACTACGGCATCAGATGCTGGGACTCCGCGGGCAATGGATCGGCGATCCCGACGCGGGGCGCGAACAGATTGGCCTGGCTGGCCGGCAGAATACGCTTGCAGAAGCCGATGCCGAGCGCGACCGCGTTCTGAAAGCGCTGCGCACGCTCGAGACCGAGGGACTCATCACCGATGTTCAGATCGTGGTAACCCGCGATCCGCGCGGGCGGTTCTTTCTGTTGTGCTCGTCTCGCGACACGCAGTCCGGGGGAACGATCACCGTCGACAGCCTCGAGGAGTTCGGCCAGTAGATGCCGTTTACGATCCCTACCATCGACGAAATCCACGAGCTGCTCATCGCGGCGGCGTCGGGGCGTTTCCCGAGCGCGAATCTCAATCGCCGATCGGATATCTGGAAGCACCTGCGGGTCGTGGCGCTTGGTCTCGGCGACGTGCACAACAACTTGCGGATCGTTCAGAACGACTTGCAGCCCGACACAGCCGAGGGCGATGCGCTTACGCGATGGGGCGCGGTCTATGGAGTCGATCGACGCGGGGCCGTGGGCTCGACCGGCGAGGCTTCGCTGCGGGTGTTCGGCGATCTCGCGGCGACAGTCCCGGTCAACGAGCCGCTGACGCATCTGCCGTCCGGGCTCACGTTCGAGACGCGATCGGGCGGCACGATCCCAGCGGCTGGGTTTCTCGATGTGGATATCGCAGCGACGTCGAGCGGCGTGCTGACGAATCTCGAAGCCGACGAAGAACTCACATTTGACTCGACGCCAACGGGGCTCGAATCAACGGCGCGCGTCACCGATGACTTGACGGGTGGGCTCGACGAGGAGCAAGACGACGCACTCCGCACGCGCCTGCTCAATCGCATCGGGCAACCCGCAGCCGGTGGCAACCGGAATGACTATGAGCAGTTCGTGCTCGAGGCGGCAGCCTACGTCGAGAGCGCCTACGTATACCCGAACCGTAACGGGCTCGGAACGGTCGACCTGGTCGCGCTCAAGTCGGGCACGGGAACCGAGCGTCTGCTTGATTTGTCGGAGCGGACGGATGTGCTGGCGGCAGTCGATGCCGTGCGCCCCGTCTCGGCCATCGTGCGAATCCTCGAGGTGACAACGCTCGACACGAACGTCGACGTCATTGTGAAGCCGAGCGACGATCCGTCCTTCGCGTTTGACTGGACCGATGCAACGCCCCCCGCGATCGCGACCTACGTCGGCGCGACCCGCGTCGTTACGCTCACGGCGGCGCGTCCTACGGATATGGGCGACGGCGATCGAGTCACCTTCGCCACGTCGGCGGTAGGCAACGACGGCCGGCAGTACGTGATCGAATCAATCGACACGGGCAACCCACTGAAGTTCACGCTCGTCGATGCGCTGCCGTTCACGCCCGTCGCAGCGTCTGTGATCTATTCGGGCGGCCCGCTCGTGGCGCCCGCGCGCGATGCCATCATTGCGCTATTCGATGCACTCGGAACGGCGAACCCCGACGACGCGAGCTATGGGCCGTGGGAGGGCAATCTCCGATTGTCTACCCTGTTCAAGACGATCCAACTGCAAGACGGAGTGCTTGATTCGACGATCATCACGCCCGTCGCGAACGTCGAAGCGAACGATCCAGCGTTCCCCGATAACGATACCGTCGAGCTGCTCACTCCGGGCCGCGTGATCGTGCGGAAGGACAACACGTAATGTCTGTTCCAAGCATTCGAATTGACCAACCGACACCGGGCGTCGGGACTCCGGGTGTATCGCGCGACGATCTGATCCTGACCGAGGTCATTTCGTTTACCGATACAGCCAACGGATCTGGCACGACGTGGACTTTGATCGGGCGGCCCGTAGGTTCGACCGCATCGATCGCGGGGCTCGGCCAGACGGTCACGATCACGCCTGATGTGCGCGGCCCCTATCTGGTCAAGGCGACGAACGCGGCAGATATCAGCGGCACAGAAAACGCGATCGGAGAATTCGAGAGCACGCAGGGCGGTGCCGAGATCAAGCTCGCCAATGGACTCTCCACGATCACCGTAAATCAGACGGTGCAATTTAGCGCCCTGCATGGGTGGGCGGCGCGCATGGATCCGCACTTGCGATCATCGGACCGGTTGCAGGAGTTGCTCGGTCAAGCCGAGGGCACCGTCTGGTATGCCAACGCGGCGGGAGAAGTCGCGCAGCTCGCACCCGGTACGTCTGGCCACTTTCTGAAAACACTCGGAGCGGGCAATGCGCCCGTGTGGGCGGCTGCCTCGATAACGCACTCGCTTGATGATGCCTACGACGATGGATCGACGATCACGGCGGACGCGGGGTCCGTCACGATCAACAATGCCGTCGACAACAGCACGGCATGCCTTCAGCTCACTCGAACCACGACGGGGGGCTTCGGTGAGGACACGCTGCGCGCGAGCCTGGCCGGATCCGGAACCGGGTCGGTTATCGTGGCGACGCACAACCAAACCGATCTCGCCGGGTTCGAGACGAATGCGTGCGTGTGGGCTGCAGACGGAACGCAGCTCGCGCCGGCTTTCGCGACCACATCGGATCCCACGCTCGGGATCTATTTTCCGACGGGCGACATTGCTTTTTCCTTAAGCGATAACACCGTCGCGCGCTTCGGAACGTCCGTCGCGGCATTCTCGCTCGACTATGCCGTGAGTCTCGAACTGCGGGAGGCTGGAACTGTACCCGGTGGGGCACCTGCCGCTGGCAAGGGCAAGATCTGGGTTCGCAACGACGTGCCCAATGTCCTGATCTTCACCGACGACGTCGGCACCGACACGGTCCTCGGTTCCGGCGGTGGCACGCTCGATGATGCCTACGACTTCGGTGGGGCCGGCGCAGGTCGCGTGGTCAATGTCGATCTCAGCTTGCCCGTCGAACTTCGCCGCAACGGCGTAGGCGAGACGTTCACGAGTTCGCAGATCGGGCTGCTCCTGACGAACACGACAGCTGCGACGGCGGGCAATGAGGAGTGGTCGCCGCTGCTCGTGCTTAGTGGTCAGGCGTTCGATGTCACGTCTAAGACCGGACGATGGGCGCTGCAGAATCAGGTCGGGGAACCTGGCGACGCAGACATCGATCCCGAGCTCCACTTCCTGGTTGACGAGGGACTGGGGACATTCACGTCCGTGTATCGCCTGCTTGAGTCAGGGGGCTTTGTCGCTTCGGGGCCTTCCATCGTTGATGGATCGATTGACCTCACGACCGATCTCAATATGAACGGCGCCACGTCGGGCGCTTTGACACAGAGCGTGCCGGCTGCCGTGACGACGTACATCATCACGTGGCCATCGGCGCAAGCGTCTGGCACACGGGTACTACAGAACGACGGATCCGGGAATCTTTCGTGGGCCACTGCGGGCGCCGGCGGCGTGACATTGGACGGCGCCTACGACTTCGGCGGCGCTGGCGTTGGCCGAACGATCAACGTCACCGACGGCGCCGTCGTCCTGACCAACTCGGACGCCGACGCTACATCGAATCTCGAGATCACGAAGACGCCATCCGGCTCAGTCGCAGGGCATGGCGTCGACGTCACGATGGGCGCGAACGCTACCGGCCACGCGGTGAATATCACGCACTCGGGATCTGGGATCGGCGTGCTATCGAATGCGCAGATCCGCGGCCCCGTAGGGACCACGGCCATCGCGTCTCTGGCAGTGGGCGAGGTAAACACCGGGATCTATCTGCCTTCGGCCGGTCAAATCGGAATGACCCATGCTGGAACGCTGGGCTTCACCATGACGGCTACGGCGGCAGAAGCGCCCACGAGCGCGGGCGATTCTGCGCCGCAGTTCACCCTGGCAGGCAGCAACAATGACGGACTCCGCGTCACGTCTTCTGGCTGGCGGCTCATCACGGGCGGCAGCGTGTACTTCCGGGGCGACGGTACGACGATCACGATCAGCCGCGATCTTCTGCCGAGCGATACGTCGATCGATCTGGGCTCGACGTCCTCGGCCTTCCGATCGCTGTTCGTCGATGCCGTCTCGTTGGGCACTGCGAACACTATCAGCGGTGAATTCGAGAACTCTACGGCGGCGACGGCAGGCAGCCCGCAATATTCCCCTGTGGTGCAGATCTCTGGCAGCGCCCATGACGGTGCGGCAACCCGGAGCCATCAATTCGGGCTCCAAGTACGCGGCACGGATGCGACCACGGAGGGCGTGCTGCATTGGCTGTACGGCACCAATGCCGGCGCGCTCACGTCCAAGATGGATCTCGACGAGTCAGGCAACCTGCATATCACCGGCAAGCTCACGGTCGATGGGCTGATCGATCCGACCGGGCTCGTGCTCGATGAGCAAGCATCCGTACCAGGGGGCACCCCCGCCGCGGGCATGGCCGCGATCTGGGTGAAGAACGACACGCCAAATCGGCTCATGTTCACCGACGATGCCGGCGGCGCCTTCGATCTCCAGGCGAGCAACGGCACCTATGCTTTCGGCGACACACTCGCGATCGTCACGGGCACCGAAACGCAGACGTTTGAACTCGGGGCTGCGACGTATGCCGGCAGTGTGATCGGCATTTCGGCGCGCGTGAACACGGCGCGCACGGCCGGCACGATCACGGTCGCGCTGCAGGTCGCGGGCGTCACCAAGCTCACGGCTACGATCAACGCCACGAACACGCAGACTCACCGCGACATTGCCGCGGCCAGCACGCACGCCGTCAATGTCGGCGATCGCATCAGCGTCGTGGTCACCGCTACAACGTTCACGCCGGTTACCAACGAGCTCCAATTCCAAGCGATTCTCGCCAACGGCGAGATCACGAGTGGGGGCGGCGACACGGTTGTCTTCGAAGGCGATCTCGGATCGGATGGCACGACGTTCGATATCACCGGGCTCGATGGCGATGCGGACGGCATCTACGAAATTGAAGCGCACATCATCATAAACACGGCCAACTATGTCCTGACGTTGGAACCCAATGCCTCGAGTGCGAGCCTGATCTCGCGTAACTGGGGCAATAGCACGAGCGCTCCGTTTACAACGTGGAATGTACAGACCAACACAGTAGGCACTGCGCCGTTTGATTTCACGTTCCACGGAACGATCAAAGCGTCGCGCACACTCGCGGGCAACACGCTCAATCGCTCGTTCTGGATCATCGGACATCAGACGGACTCGGCCGGATCTCCGGCGAATAACACGTTTCAGAGCACCGGCATGCTGACCTCGTCCGCATCGAATCTGACATCGCTGCGAATTGCTTGCACGCAGACCATGGACGCTAACTCGTGGGTCGTCGTGCGACGCAAAGTCGGACCAGCGTACTAAGTAAGAGCCAAGGAGAACCACATCAATGCGAACCATCAAAGTACCTGACCCGATCACGCTGGTAGATTTCCACAGTGGCCAGTCCGGCGACGAAGTCGCGTTCAAGCATTGGCTGCTCGTCCGGATCCTGACCGATCCGAAATTCGGCAAGACCGGATCCATGGTCTGCATGGCGGCTGATATTCGACGCAAGGTCGATGCAGCCAACGGAGTGATCGAGCTCGACGAGCAATCGTGGACCGCGCTGCGCGACGTCGTCGAGGAGCCATCGCATCCCTACGTGATGGGCCCGCAGATCCAGCTCGCCGCGTTCATCACTGCCGTCGCTGACGCACAACGAACGTAGACTATGGCGGGCTTCGGCAAACGAGTCGCGGGCAAATCTCCGTGGGGCGACGCAAGCGAACAGCTCGGCGTCGAGACTCCGGCATTGACCGTGCTCGATTTCGAAGTCGGCGTTGCGTTCGTTCCAAGGACTGCGATCGCGAGGCATAAAACCTAGTGGCAACCGTCGCGCTCTATAGGTTCGACGAGCTCGCCGACAACGTGTTCCCTGTCGATGCGCAGGGCAACATGGTCGATCTCGGCGACGACAGCGGATCGGCGCCTCCGCTTGCGTTGCCCATCGTCGTCACGGCCCTGACGGGCCGGGGGCGACAGTTCGGCACGGACATCGGGCTCCAGGCGCTTGAGTCGGTGGCCGATAGCACGCGCCTTCTGCGTGACGTCACGGTCCGAGCGTTCCTGACGTACGAGATCGGAAACGCTGGTAATGGCGATGTCGGCACCATCGTTGTGCGGGGCAAGACCGGATCCGCGGCGGAGCGCGTCCTGTTCGGGCTCGAGATCGAGCGATTGAGTGCGACCGTTGCACAGCTGCGGGCTCGCTGGCAGGAAGCAAGCGGCACCGATGCGATCGTGTCGGGGTTTCCCTTTAAGCCTCCGCCGTCGGGCAAGTTTTTCCATGTGGCGATGTCTCGGCAATGGCTCACGACCACGAGCTGCACCGTCACGTACCTAGTCAACGATACGATCCTCGGAACGGAAACCGTCACGCAGGGCAACATCGGAAACGGATCGGGCGGAGCTCTCGTGGTCGGGGCCGCGGGGGACGGGGCAGGAAATTACGAGCGGTTCTTGCCCGACGACTCGATCATCGACTCCCTGACCATCGAAGATGATGCGATGGCCGACGAGGAGCTCCGGCAGGAGTTTCGCCGCATCGCTGTGCATCAGCCCAACGGCTATCGTGTACTGCGCGCCTATCAGCCCCCCGGGGGTGCGTGGACGCGTGAGCCGGGCTCGATTGTCCAACGCCTATTCGGCGCCGAGGGCGATGGCCTGGGGTTCACGATTGCGCAGATGGAAAAACTGCGCGACGACTACCTGCCCGATCGCGCCTACGACGAAACGCTCCAGTTCTGGGAACGGATCACGCTGCTCGCTCCGAGACCCTCGGACACGATCGCGCAGCGCCGGCTACGGGTGCTCGGATTTCTGCAGCGGATCCTCGGATACTCGGTGCCCGATGTGAAGTCATCGCTCGAGCCGCTGTTCGGTCTGACCGCATCGCAGATTGACGTGGTCGAATACGACGGGCTGCGGACGGATACGTTCGACGACGACGACATCACCGCGCCGCCCTCGAAAACGTGGGTCACCTATCCGCGCGCGGGCACGGTCAGCATCGCCGCTGGGATTTGCACGATCACCGCGCCGAACACGAGCAACGCCGATTGGCCTACCGCTGGGGGATCCCCCCCTTGGCGTGAAGCGTCGTTGTCGGCACTCGTGGGCGAAGACACTGACGGCGCGACGCTCGTCACAAAGATTGACGACAGCACAGGCGGCACGAACTCGGTTACCAACGTCGTGCTCGGCCACATCTGGCGCACTTCGAATCTGCAGGACGGGATCGCGATCGGGCGGCGCGAGTTCGGTGCCTTCGATGCGCTCTCCTACTCGATCGTAACCGGCGGCGTCCAAGGCGCCATGACCAATCTGGTGACCACGCTGTCGCTCGCGCGGCCTTACTGGCTGCTGACGCGCTACAAGGGCGGCGGCGACTTCGAGGTCGCTGTGTCCACGACAGGCCCACTGACGGGGTATGGCACGTACTACCAGATCACGGGCGGCCCGACCGGTATCAAGTGGTGCGGGTTCGGGCTCGTCGCCAAGCGCACCGGCACGCTCGGGACGAACATGACGCTCGAGTTCGACGACGCCTACATCTACGAGCCGAGCGGGATCCGTGGCTACGCGTGGCAGGCGTTTCGCGATCCCGGATTGGGCGGTAGTTACGACCTGGCCACGGCGCAATTGCAACTCGAGAAGCAGGGGCCGGCCCATGCGCATGGCTGCGCGGTCGACGTCCTTGAAGGCTTCACATTCAGCCCGACAGGCACCGGGCGTCTCGGATGCGATGCGCTTTTCCCCTCAACGCAGATCATCACGTGAGGCTGACCCATGGCACTACCTGAATCACGCGACTACACGGCGATCGATGCAGGGCCGCTCGCGCACACGGTGATCAACAATCTGCAGGACCAGATCGTCGACGGGAAGCATGGGCAAATCGAGCTCGCGCTCCATCCGGTGACGGCCATCGGCGGATCCGCCTCGAATTATTCCTTTCCGTCCAATGCCTGGAACTCCGTGTCAGGATCGGCATCGCTTCACGCGCCGATCAACATCCCGGTCGGATCGCGGATCGATGAGGTGAACATCTACACCGAAGACGACGGCGTAACGGCGAATCCGTGGGCGCTCGCCTATGTCGATCTCGCTACCGGAGTGGACACGCTGATCACGGCCACGAAACTGACGACGCTCACGGCGGCGATTGAGATCGTGACGTTTGGCACCGGCGATGCGGGCATCCCGCACACGACGCTGACGGGACGGACTCTGGTAATCCAGGGCACGATCGCGGCGATCGGCGCCAAGTACTACGGCGCGCTCGTGAAATACACGCGTCCGTAGCGGAGTGGTTTGCTATCATGGATCGCATGGCGGACGTATTCGCGATCCTTGAGAATGGTGGACTGCTCGCGTTCGCTGCCTTGGTGTATCTAGAGCTTAGAGCGCTGCGCCGTTGTTTCCACTTGCTCGCGAGCTCTGGCCCTGCCGAACTACGCGCGAAGCTCGACGAAATCCAGCAAGACACGATCGTGATTCGCGAAACCGTGCGAAGTAGCGGAGGGGTGCACTAAATGGCGATCCAATTGTTTCGGCAGGAAACGCAGATCCGAAACTCGGATCTCTACGACGACACGATCAGCCCGACGCTCGCTAACTTCGAGACGGCGCCGGTGAACGTCGAGGAGGATCTCAACAATCTCCGGTCAGCCGTCTCGAACCTGATCGATAACCAGGCAGGCGACTGGTACACGGATCTGATTACGCCTTCCACGCTCGACGTGGGCACACAGCGCGGCGTCAACGATCTGAATACCGATCTCCACGCCATCGAACGCAAGCGCGTGATCATCGCGCGAAAGCTGCTGGTCGACGTAGTCGTCGGCGGCGCCGACAACTTCAAGATCCTCACGGCTGGCCAGCTCCCATCAGTCACGACCGCAGCCGTCGGGTCGGTCACGACCGAAGGCGTCGTCGTCGCATTCCATAGCGGCACTTTCGGCACGCACTCACTCGCCGAAGTCTCAGGCGCACACGCTCTCGCGCCGAAAAACCTGCTCGAGATCACCGACGCCGCAGGCGATCCCATCATGAGCACAGGGCGTCGGATCTGGGGACTGCTGCAGACCGAGACGGCTACCGATGGCCACACAATGACGACGAGCACCCCGACGCGGGCGCAGATTTCGTTCGTGCGACCGGACTCCGCACATGCCGATCTCGAAGTGTGCCCGGCCGTGGATATCCAGGGTCAGACAATCCGCTACTGCTACGCCGAGCGCATCGCGTTCGATGACATGACAGAGCAGGATTTCTTCGCCTCCGGTGCCGCAATCGATATCGGCGCGGGCTCGGCCACGGTCACGCGCCAAGCAGCCTACGACAACCAGGGGGTCACTCCGGTCGACCTGACCACAGATGCCACGTTGGATCTCGAGGGCGCCGGACTTGCTTGGACCATCCGCGATGATCTCCAGGCCAATCTATTCCAGGTCATCGAGGGATCCGCCGGCGGGACATCCGAGGTCAGGGTTCACCCCGACGTCGACGAGTTCGATTGCGATGCGGCGCTGAACGACTTCCTGCAAGGGGTCACGGTCGACTCGGGCGGGACGGCCATCACGCTTGGAGTCACGGCTGGCCAGATCGCATCGGGTGGGGCGCTGACTGTCGCGTCCGGCGGCGCTTCCGATCTGCGGCTGTTCGGCATCGCGGAGCTGTTTCTTGATGACGGCAATCAGACGGGATCGACGTGGGCGCAGACGAGCGGGATCAAGCTGTCGGACACAACGGCCGAGTGGGACGCCTACGAGACGGAGTTCGGCGAGGTCTCGCTTCTTAACGCGATCGTGCAGGCCAAAAACACGAGCGGCCGGCGGCGCGTGTTCTCTGTAGTGACGGTCGATGCACTCGCGGACGTAAACGTCAGCGGCCCTGCCAACGACAACAACCTGGACGCCGATCTCGGGGATCTATCGGTGGGTACGTTCACCAGTGATTACGACTTCTTTTTGAACGGCCAGTATCAACGGCCTGGTGCGAATGCGGCAGCCAACTTTGATCTCTACCCGGGGACGTCCCTCGCCAGTGGACAACTGAAGTTTGAGAAGAAACTCAAGACCGGCGATACCATCTGCGTGATCGACTACGCCGAGTAAAACACGGATGAGCTACGACAAGATCGATGTCATCGCGGGCACACTCGATGCGCAGGCCGATAAGATGGCAGGCGTGGCAAGTGCTGCCATGCGAGCCAAGCAGGAGCTCTCAGGCGCCAAGCAGGCGCTGCGGCTCATGAGCAAACAGGTGCACGGTCTAGTCGAGACACTTACCACCGAGCTCGCAGCGGCCGTGAACACTCCGGGCGACGGCGTCGAGCCCATGGGTGAAACGGAAGCCGAAGCGGCGCGCGCCTGGGTCAGGCGCTATCTGGCACGCGTCGAAACGATGTGCAGCCAATCTGCCGCGCACCAGGAGTCGCAAGAGCTGATGGCCGAGGGCCGGTATCAGTGCGCCGTGGCGGCTGTCACGTCGTTGCGGCGCGATACGTTGATCGAACGCGCGAAAGCCGAGCGTCGGGAGGAAATCGAGGGCGGGGCTACCGATGGCAACGACTAAAGACCCGATCGGCGATTCGCTGCTGCTGCCCGACAAGGAGGCAGATCCCTCATTGCTGGGCGAGATCGCACTCAACGGCACCGAGATCAAGGCACAGGACGGGATCGGAGTGTTCAACCTGCGAGCTCTGCCGGTGCCTGTCCAGGTCGGCGAAGTCTTGTATGCAGCCGTCGTCGGCGTGTTCAGCGTCGAGCTCCCGATCACATCAATCGGTGGCTGGCTAGTCAACAATGACGGTATCCTGCTGATCGTCTGATGTCCGACGCGAGGCATAGCAACCAAGCTCCGGCGCAGGGCATTCACGTCGTCCACGACTACGTGTTCGCCAACGCCACCGATCGCCTCGCCTTCGCAAACGAGGTGAATGGCAAGCCGACCCCTACGGCAGCCGATATCGGCAAGGTCGCCCGGCAAATCGACGACGGCACATTCCATGTTCTGAATGATGAGAGCCCGATCACGTGGGAGAAGATCGGTACGCTGCTGACGAGCAGCACGCCGCTCGCCATTGAACCCGACGACACCGGGCTGGTCGGCACATCGACCGAAGCGGCGCGCGCCGATCACCGGCACGCCAACGTGGCCGGAACCCCGGGAACCATCACGATCGGCGCTTCCGCGGCAGAAGGCACAGCCACATCGTTTTCACGATCCGATCACGTGCATGCGTTGGCCGCGCCGGCAGCGCCTGCGAACGTCACGAAAGCGGCCGCGTCGGCGGGCAGCGCCACGGCGACAGCCCGAGCCGATCATAAGCACGACATCACGACCGCTGCCGCGGTCGCGGTCGGGACTGCCAACGCCGAGGGTACGGCTACATCCCTAGCGCGTAGCGATCATACCCATCAAGTCACGGGGCTGACGGTCGCGGGCCAGGTGCAAGGGGACGTGTTGTATTTCAATGGCACCAGTTGGGTGCGGCTGGCCCCTGGCACGTCCGGCCAGTTCCTGAAGACGCTCGGAGCGGCTGCGAATCCTGCCTGGGACGCAGCCGCACAGGTGACGAGCACGGCGCCGCTGGATGTCACCAAGGCGGCGGCTGCCGTAGGCGTTAGCACCGAAGCTGCTCGAGCGGACCATAAACACGACGTCACGACGGCCGCACCCACGGCCACACTGAGCCACGCGTCGACCAACACCGAGGGCACAGCAACAACGCTGGCCCGAAGCGATCACACACACGCCTTTGGCGTGCCCGCTGCGCCCGCTAACGTCACGAAGGCGGCCGCGTCTGCCGGGACAGCGACAGCCTTCGCGCGCGCCGACCACAAGCACGATATCACCACTGCCGCCGCTGTTGCAGTCGGCACGGCCAATGCTGAAGGGGTCGCGACTTCGCTAGCCCGCAGCGACCATACCCATCAAGTCACTGGGCTGACGATCTCGGGTCAAGTACAAGGCGACGTGCTGTATTACAACGGCACGTCATGGGTGCGGCTCGCACCGGGGACCTCCGGTCAATTCCTGAAGACACTCGGGGCCGCGGCAAATCCAATCTGGGACTCGGCGGCAGCGCTCACGAGTTCGGCGCCGGAAAACGTCACGAAGTCAGCAGCTGTCGTCGGGGTGAGCACGACCGCTGCGCGATCGGATCATAAGCACGACATTACGACTGCTGCGGCAGTCGCCAATCAACCCGGCACGGCCAGCGCGGAAGGCGTTGCCACTTCGCTCGCACGTTCCGATCACACGCATGCGCTGAACGCCTACGGAACGGGCGCTTCGACGATTTGTCAGGGCAACGATTCGCGGCTGACCAA